CATTGAACACGCAGATAAGAAGCTGACCCTTTGTTTCATTCATTCAGCAATCAACTCCGAAGGGTCAGCTATCTGCTAAAAGTTTGTTATAGTAATACCTATGGCAAGTTTATCTAGCATAAGAGAAGGATTAAAAACACGATTAGCAACAATCTCAGGATTAAGTATATATTCTTTTGTACCTGATTCTATTGAGCCACCTACGGCAGTTGTTGGTGTAATGAGTTCACTTGAATATGATTCTACAATGGCTCGTGGCTCAGATACTTACAACATTCCAATCTATATGTATGTTTCAAGAGTGGACGCAGAACTCTCACAGGATTCTTTAGATTCTTATTTAGACGGAAGTGGAAGCACAAGTGTAAAATCAGCTATTGAAGGAGATACAACTTTAGGTGGAGTGGTAAGTTCTGCTAGAGTTGTTGAAGCGTCTAATTATGGTGTTTATACTGTGAATAGTATTGATTACTTAGGCGTAGAATTTAGCGTGGAGATAATTACATAATGTATGAAGTGATGAACGGAATAACTGTCAAAGATAAATACTTTGCTGAAGGCGAGTTTATTGACGGCAAAGGTATTCCACAGAAAAGTATTAAATGGTTAATTGAACAAGGTACGCTTGTTAAAATTACAAAAGCCGAAAAAGAAAAAAAATTACAAGAAGCTAGTAAAGTAAGGGCAAGGAATGACAAAGGTCATTATATTGCAGACGACCCTAACACAGAAGAAAACGAAGCTTGGGTAGAAAAGGAAGAAGAATAATGGACAAAGAGTTTAAATCAATAGACTTTGCATTAGATAATGAAACTGAAGGCAAAGTAGAAGCAGTTTTCTCTGTATTTAATAATGTAGATTCTGACGGAGATGTAGTTTTACCAAACTCACTAAAATCATTTAAAGGTTTAGAAGGCGAAGTACCAATGGTATGGTCTCACAAATGGGAGAATCCTATTGGTAAAGGACGCATAGTTCAAGATGATGATAAGGCAACATTCAAAGGCGAGTTTATTATGTCGTCTGAGAGTGGTAAAGAAGCCTATGAAATTGTCAAAGCTATGGGAGACTTGCAACAATGGTCATTTGGATTTCAAGTTGATGACGCAGAACAAGGAACTTTTCAAAAAGACGGACAATCACAGGAAGTAAGGTACATTAAATCTGCTACTGTGTTTGAAGTCTCTCCTGTTCTAGTTGGTGCAAATCAATCAACTTACACAGTTGCAGTAAAAGAACAAAAAGAAAAAGATGTTAAAGATGTTGAATCAGGTCTTAGATTCACAGATGAAGCTGATAATGTGCTTATCACAATTAACAACTTCATTGATAGAGCAAAAGAACTTACTTCTTTACGCTTAGAAAAAGGCAAAACATTGTCAAAGTCTGCTCAAGAATCTCTTATGCAGATTCAAGACCGAATCCAAGAAGTCTATAACGATTTAGACAACATTCTTGGACTAGGAGAAGAAGAAGCAGAGCAACCTAAAGATAGTATTGACGCACTTTGGCTAAATACACAAGAAGTCTTGGCAAGAAGTCAAGGCGTAGTTAATGAAGGAGATAAAGTTGAGTAAATTAAACGAACTCACACAGGAACTCCACGCATTAAGACAAACTCAATTTGACGCAGTTAAAGAAATGAAGGACTCCTTTGAAGGTGGCTCTGAAATCTCTGTTGAAAAGAAACAAGCTATCGAAGATAGAAATGTTGAAATTGAGAAACTTAATGAAAAAGTTAATGAATTAAATGCTCTAGAAACTCAAGAAGCAAGACTTGAAGAAGCATTAGAAAAAGGTAAAGAAGTAAAATCAATGCCTATTCACAACGAGAAGGAACAAGTTGAGAGAAAAACTCTTGGCGACCAACTCATTGAATCTAGTGCTTACAAAAGTTTTATGAATAATGGGCAAAAGAACATTAATTCAGAGCTTAAGTGGAATCCACAAGTCGAATTAAAAACAACATTAACAGAAACAGGTTATCCACCTGCAGTAACAAGAAGCGATTTAATCGTTCCTACTGCATTGAGAAACCCACAAACTGTTATTGACTTAATCGACACAATTACAACAGATAATTACCAATATAAGTATTTGGAAGAAACTACATTTACTAATAACTCAAGTGCTAAAGCTGAAGGCTCAGCTCTAGGCGAAAACGCACTTGCTTTTACAGAGCAAACAGAGAACATTCGTAAGATTGGCTCATTCTTGCCTGTAACAGAAGAATTGTTAGCTGATGTATCAGCAGTAAGTGGTTATCTTGACTCAAGATTAAGAACTATGGTTAATCTTGCAGTTGGAGACCAATTACTTGCAGGGTCAGGTGTAGCACCTAACTTAACAGGTATCTTAAACAAATCAGGAATCAACACTTTTGATTATTCTGCATTTGCAGGAAACCTTAAGAGAGTAGGTCAAATTTATGAAGCAATCACAGAAATTCAAAAAGATAGCTTCTTAAGTCCTGACGCAATCATTATGCACCCTTCAGATTGGTACCAAGTTGTTACTGAAGTAAACGCAGTTACAACAAGTGGTAGCTTAAACCCACTCTTTGTTGGTGCAGGACAGTTCGGTGGTGCAGTTGGACAAACACTATGGGGATTACCTGTCGTGTTAGATACAACTAGACCTGCAGGAACTGCGATTGTAGGTGTTTTCGGTGGTGGACAGGCTTGTCATATTGTCGCAAGACAAGGTATGGAAGTAGCTATGTCTGATTCCCACGATGAAAACTTCGTAAAAGATATTATGGTTATGAAAGCAACCGTTAGATTAGGATTCCCAATCTATCGTGCAACTGCTTTCTGTACAATAACAAACTTCTAAGAAATTAGATTATGGCTTTGATGTCCCATTCGTCTTATGAGAGTGGGACATCTAGCAAAAAGGATAAAATGATAATTAAAAAAGATATTTATATGAATGAAGAAGGACTTTGTAAAGAGTCTGCTGAAGGTATGCCAAAAGGTTGGCGTAAAGGCAAACTTATTGCAAGAGAAGGTTGGGAAATGCCTGACGCTGAATACAAAGCTCTTAAGTTCGTAGAATCAAAAGCAAAACAACCAAAAGAAAATAAAGCAAAGTAGGTCTTAAGTGGCAGGTCAGTATATTGATAAAGCTGATTTAAAGGCATACATTGGCTTATCAGGAACGGCACAAGATGACAATATTGATAATGCCATTGACTCAGCTTGTAGATTAATAGATAAAATTTGTGGTAGAAGATTCTATCAAGATAGCGTAGTTAATGCTAAAACTTTTACACCAAACAATAGTTTATATTTAGAGACACCTGATATTTCTACAACAACAGGTCTTATAGTGAAGTTAGATGATAATGATGACGGAACTTATGAAAAAACTTTAACAATTAATACTGACTTCATTGTTGAGCCAACCAATCCTAGAATAAATAGAATCATTGACGGCATAACTTACTACGAGCCTTACAATAAAATTACAATTCTTGATACAAGAAGTTCAGAGAGATTTGACCCAACAATAAAAAGTAATGTCCAAGTAACTGCTAAATGGGGTTGGACTAAAATTCCTTCAGATATAATTACTGCAACTCTTATTCAATCACTTCGTTATTTCAAAAGAAAAGATACTCCATTCAATACTTATGGAGATGTTAATACAGGAGTCAGCGAGTTATTCTCCAAGATTGACCCTGATGTTCAAACACTACTTAGAGGACACAAAAAGACCACTTTAAGTGGTGTAATTCTATAATTTTTTTAAATTTTTTCTAAAACCCTATAAACATTGAGCTTTTTTTTGATATTTTTTTTATAAATAGTTGCAATATAATCAAAGATTATATAATATATTCTTATGAATGAAACAACTAAAATAAACTTTAACAATCCTGACGGTAGTTTTAATCGTGATAAGTGGCTTGATTTTATGAATACATCTATTCAATCTATTCCTTACTTCAATGCAATATCAGGTAGCACTTCTAAAATTGTTAATCAACAATCTAAAAAAGTTCAATGGTCAGGTAGTAGTTGTAATAGGGATAAATTTTTAAGTAAGTCAAATTCTAATTATGAAAAATGGGATAGTATAAATGGTTGGGAATTTACTTCATCTCCTAGAAATTATATTGACAATCCTACAGGAAAAATTGAAATCTTTAAAATTCATCTTACTTTTGAATATGGTGCAGAATTTTTAGTTGTATATCCTAATGGACAATGGAGATTTTTAGGATATTGGGAATATGCACAATATGGTCTTAAAAAATATATACCAACTAGAATACAAGGGTACTTAAAAAGAGACGGACTTTTATAAATAATTGTTAGTATGTCTTTATGGCAACTAACAGAAACTTCCAATTTGAAGGAATGACTCAGATAAAAAGAAAACTTACCAATGCAGGTTTTACTTTAATTCCTTTGCGTCATCTTATGAATGAACACGCAGAAGTAATTACAAAAGAAGCTAAGAAGGTTGCACCAAAAGATACAGGTGCATTAGCAAACTCTATTGACTTCAAACAGGTAGCTATGGTTGGTAGATTACCTAAGAAGATTCAAATTGAAGCTACTGCACCACACTCAGAGTTTGTACACGGAAGATTTAAAAGACTACCTAGTGGATATAAACCACCACCACCTAAGAGAAGGAAGAATTGGGGTAATGCTAATTGGAGAACTAGACCACACTATCCACCAATTCAACCGATTGAAGATTGGGCTACAAAAAGAGACTTGAACACTTGGGGTGTGGTAAACTCAATCAATGAGCGTGGAACTCCATTAGTTCCATTCTTACTATTAGCCGAAAAAAACACGAGAAAAGCAAGACGCAAAATCACTCGCAGGGTTTCAGCAGAAATCTCTTTGGCTTGGAAAATGAAAAGATAAGTGTATTATAAGGAGTGATATGCCAAAAGGATATGGATATGGTGGCTCTAGGTCATCAGGTAGAAGAAGTAGAAGAAGAAATACTAGAGGTAAAAAATAATGGAATGTTGTGGTAACGATTGTTGCAAAGGTGGTAACTAATGGCATTTGTTCACGGTAAAGACACCAAAGTAATTATAGACTCAACAGATTTGAGTGCTTATCTCAATAGTGCAGAGCCTTCAAGAACTGTTGATGTAGGAGAGACTACAACTTTTGGTAGCTCTAACAAAACTTATATTGCAGGAGAAAAGGACGCTACTGTATCTTTTAGTGGATTCTTTGA